ATTGGTATCTTTGACCATGAATCCCGTCTCAGGCTGCGATTCCAGCCGATTCATGTACCGGACAAAATCGAATGTTGCATGATCTGGCACGTTCATCGCCATTGCAACCACCGCCCGTCTGGAGTAGAATTAATGTTATAGAAATAGGATAAGTGCAATTCATTTTCGAGTTCTGACGGCCAGGTCGGAACTCTTTTTTTATGCCATAGTTTCATCGATCGACGACCTCCAATCCGTTAGTGAACATTTCAAATGGCTCATGGCCACGCTGCTTAATGACAGCGATTTGCTTATTCGACTTTCCGTAAACGTCTGGCTTGAGTTCTACTACTTTGCCAACACCAGCAGATACCATCTTGATACCTGTGGCATACGTATCTTCGTAACTGACCTTGTCACCAACATTAATTTTCATGTTGATCCTCCATTCCAAAAAAGTCTTTCCAAAATGGTGCCCATCCGCCGGCACGTACCACTGATTTACGTAGTTGATAACCAGCTGAGGCGATCAATACAATTACTGTTAGCCAGAAGGCTATAAAGCCAACTAACAGATAAACTTCATTCATGTGGATCATTCCTTTCCGTGTATACGTTCTTAACCCTATTGATTTACCAAGATTCTAAAGCTATTGATTCCTCCTTAGTATTCTTCGTTCCAAACTTGATACCGGATGGCAAATTCTTTAACGATTGCTGTGTAAATCTCAATCAGCTTCTTGTCATGGGCAATCACATCAACCTTTGTTGTATTCTTACGCTGAGTTTTTGAAGTCCCTTCCTCAGCCATTCGACGTCTCAGATTGGTTAGCCGTGTCTTAAGTGATACCCCGCCTCGCCGGTCTACCTCATCGTAGATGTCGTTGCGAGTCATCTTATATGATTCACCTGTGTTGCCTTGCTGACGTGCAATCTTGCTAATGAGGTGTGAAGTCTCATTTCGCCAATCCATGGTAGACGTGGCAACAATCTCACTAACACCATCAATTTTGTTTTCGAGGCGGTGTTGATTACGTTCGTTAGCGGCTAGCTTATCTACAACCCCCTGCATGAATTGAAGCTCGGGAGACAGTGCTGAGGTACGAGACTTAACTTGCTGTTCCATCTCATTGAACGCATCAATGTACTGGAGTTTGAATGTGTCTGCTTTGCGGCCGGTAAACCCCATAACAATGAATGAAAATCCATCACGATTCATGTAATAGAGTTTGTTAGATTTACCGCTTTTATCTTTGTAAGTCCCCTCCGCAAACATCTTTTGGTACTGCCCCGAATTTTCGGGTGAGCTAATTTTTGCTTCAATAGCTTCTAATACGTGGTAATGTTCTTTCCCGAATGTTTCAGCAACTTGCAAGCTACTAGTAACTGCTTGCTTGTCTTTCATGATTACTAAGTCATTCATGTGGATCATTCCTTTCAGATGTATAACTTAAAGTTGACTCAGGGGCAAAATTAATCATATCAATAGGTACTTGATACAACTCCGCAAATGCTTTACCGTATCCAGGTGCAATATCGTTAGGATTAGCTTCTAAATATGATACCCATTGTCGTGATACCTTTTTTCCAAAATAGTGTCCAAACCATTCAGCTACTTGCTTCTGACTAAGACCGGCGTTAATTCTTGCTGCTTTTAAAGATATTCTAAATTTAGTATCCTGCATGTCGTTCCTCCTTTCTTGATTACAAATATAAGTATAGGTCAACTTTAAGTTATAGTCAATAACTTTGTATAACTTTTTAAAACTAAAAGTTGATTTTATATAACATTATGTTATACTTTAGTCACCGTTATAGATAGGAAGTGATTAACTATGAAACCAGAAAACGAAATTTCAAGTCAAATAAAAGTTCTTCGATCTAAAATGGGCTGGTCTCAATCTCAACTAGCTGATAAATTAGGAGTATCTAAACAATCAGTTTCAAATTGGGAAACAAACCTAAAAACGCCCCGAATGGGAGCGCTTCAAAAAATGTCAGATTTATTTGGCGTCAGCATTGGCCGGATAACTGACGGAGATAGGTTTGAAAATAATCTAATTCAGAAAACCGCTCAATTAATGCAAAGATTGCCTTATAGTAAGCAGCAAGAAGTATTTGATTTTGCCAAGAGTCGATTGACACTAAATGTTAATTCTAACGTTATCAAATTTCCTAAAGACGATGACACCCTCGAAATTACCGCCAGTGGTGTCCTCTCTGCTGGTGTGGGTGAGTTCCTTGATGATTCTACTAAGCCATTCACTGTAACCGTGCATAAGCCTATTCCTAGCGATTATGACTATGCCTTCCAGATCAACGGCCACTCAATGGAGCCTGTGTACCAGGATAAGCAAGTTGTCTTCGTCAAGAAGGAAGACGATTACCGTGATGGTCAGATCATCGCCGCGGTTATGGATGGGTGCGCGTATCTGAAAAAGCTGTCAGTAGTTGATGGCGAGGCTACGCTGGTATCACTCAACCCACAATATCCTAATATCAAAGTTGATAAGGAATCTGGCGTCAAAGTATTAGGCGTTGTGTTCTCATAAGTCCCCTACATGGGGACTTCTCTTAACACTTCAAAAGAACATACGTTTGATTAACCGGGTGGTTGATCATAGGTCCGAGTCCTATGTAATCAGTTGATTCACGACTTAAATATGGAGGTTGCTATTATGACAACGTTTGAATTAGAAGAATACTTGGCAGCACATAGCCAGATTGTCGACAATTTTCGAGATAAGTATGCTGCGTTCCTAAACGAACAAAACGCAGACCGCCCCACCAATAAAAAGTGGAGTAGTCTGCGCATTGATAACGTAACTGATAGTGGTGCTAACCGGTTCATTGGCAATATCCAAGCCAAATTGAGTTCAGCCATGAAGCCTCGCCAGAGAAAATCTTATGATGGCTGGGTTGATTATATGGAACGCAATGAAACCATCGGTAGCTTGGAAGAGTCCCTAGTTGATCTGGATTTTGTTTAAAAGGATACTTTATAATATGCAAACACCATGGATCGCACACTGTTCATCCAGATACTTACTGCCGTATTACGTATACAAAATTATATAATCAAGTTGAATATAAAAAAAGCCTGAATCTAAAAATTCAGGCTTTCTTACTATAAATTAATATTTACTATTATTGAAAGGCACTAACGCTACCAGTGTTTTGGATAGTAGAAGCACTACCTTTATCTTCCTTAGCAGTGTTGTAGAAGGCATATGCAATACCATTAGTAGTGTAAGTACCTGCAACACCAGAAGTTAACGTGTAGGTGGTGTGATAAAGTTGTGGTGAGAAAGTTCCCCCCGCATATTGCTTAGTATGACCATCAGCATTAACAGCCTTAGCAGAGTTAGGAGCAACCACATTATGATTAGCATCCTTAGCATAAGGAACTGAGGTCAAAGTGTTGGCCTTGTTAATAGTCAAGAAGTTTTGAACGTCAGCAGCGGTGTAGTTAGCACCATTAGCGCCAGAGAAGGCAGCAGTTAACTTTGGGGTCGTTACTTTGAAAGGCAATTTACCAGAAGAGCTCAACTTAACTGGGGCGTTAACACCGTCTTGGTAGTATGCAGCAATGCTTTGAACAGCTTGTGCACCCTTAGTAACCGTTAAGCTAACTGTATCACCGGTCTTTGCAGCATACAAAGCAGCTTTGTTAGCAGCATTGCCTTCTGAGTAAGTATAACCAGTACCCTTTAATAGTGGATCACTCCAGGCCTTAGTTGCACTTTTAACCGCATCATAACCAACAGCAGTACCCTTAGCATTTGCCTTAGCAGTACCAATAGCAGTGTTGTCAGCGTTGTTTGCAGTCAGCTTAGGTAAAGTAGCGGACTTTAAAATCGTACCATTAGGAGCAACAAAGTTTACCTTAACATCAGTTGCTTGGTTGTAAATAGCGGAAGCATCAGTCGTAACGGCCTTGCTGTAGATCCAACCATTAACCGTAGGGTTTTGTTGGTCTTCAACGTAGTAGTATAATGAGCCTTCACGAGTCTTAGTTTCAGCCTTAGTGACCTTTAAAGTGTCACCGGCGAAAGGAGTGGTGTTCTTAACAACTTTAGAAGCACCAGACTTGTATTGAGTGTACTTAGGCGCAGTCCAGGTAACATTCTTAGTACCAGGATTAGTGAAAGTAACAGTCTTACCAATCATGCTGTCAGTCGTGTTAGCAGTAGTCGTTTCAGCGGCCTTGATCCCGCCGCCGAACGTACCGTTAACCTTACCACCGTAAACATAACCACGGTACTTTTGGTCCATGGTTACAACACGGTAGTATACGGAACCACGGTTAGTAATCTTAACACCGTAAGCACGGAAGTAGTTAGCGGACTTCTTGGAAGCCGCTAATTCTTGAACCTTGGCCTTAGAAGCAACGATTTTAGCCCCTTTAACCGTGCCTGGCTTGGTGTAGATGGCGTTAGTTCCCGTCAACGAAACGTTTTGCGCCTTGGCACCTAAAGCTGCCTTAGACGAAATCGTGACATGACTTGCAGCTTGCGCTGGCGTTGCGAAGTTTGCTGCTGCCCCTAAGCTCATTGCAGCTAAACCGACGTACAACGTCTTTTTCAAACTAGATTGCATCATGTTCTCCCCTAAAAAATAGATTTATGGTACGTGCTTAAGTATAGCAAGCCCCCCACCATTGCAAAATACTTTTCTGCAATCGGGGTCAAATTTGGTATAAATATGAAAATAAAAAGGACTCCCACCAGTCTCATAATGGGAATCCTTCATTAAAGGTTAAAGTTTAGAGGAATAACGCAAATTACGCAATCCAGCTGGTATCAGAGGACGTCACTGTCGCGGCCCCTTCTGTCAGCGTTGCACTGAAGCTAGCCTTCAACGTATCACCGTAATTAGCTAGACGATTATCACTTGCAAAGTTAGTCGGCTCATAACTAAAGACGTAGTGGAATGGTGTCCCATCCGCAGCATAGTAGGTCTTGTCCCCAGAGACACTAGTT